ATGAACGCCGCGATGCGCACCGGGGTCACGATCTGGTACTTGCTCATCGCCGTATTGAGGACGGGTGCAAAAACGCCGGCTTTCTGGCCGGCGTTCGGGAGGATCTGCAATAGTTGCTGCGCAGTGATAGGCATCAGTGTTTCTCCAGGCAAAAAAATACCCGCTCGATGGCGGGGTGCGGGTGCTGCTGTTCTGGCGTTATGCGGCGTCAGGTTCGGGCGCTGGCTGTGCAGCAGCCTTGAGCGCTATAACCTCGGCGCGCAGTTCCTTGACGGCTCCCATCAGGTCGGTGATCAAGGCCATCGGATCAAGTTGCTGAATACGTGCGTTACCGTTTTCATCCACGCCGTCCTTTTCTCCAGTCACGGCAAGCGGGTTAACCTCTTGGGCTTCGTGAGCGATCAGGCCTTGATAGACTCTGCCGTCGCCTCGGAAAACATCGCCAAATACTTTTCGCTCGTAAGTCACAAGACGGTAGGCATCAATCCTGTCCAAATAGGACGGGACCTTTAGTTCCTTAATGAACTTCTTGATCCGGTAATCAGACGTAAAAAGCGTCATTGTCCCCACGTAGGTGCTGTCGATATATACATCGACATTATTACCGGTCCAGTTGAAGTTATAGACAGTTCCGCCTTTGCTCCCACTGAATCCTGTACGACACCATATGCCGTAAGATGAAGCTCGCCCCGCGATATCCAAGCCTGCAAACACGGGCGCCTGGCCCGCTCCAAGCCCCAGCGCATTGCGGGCCGTAGCTTGATCTTTCCCGCCAGTTCCGCCCTGAGCCAAAGTAATAGGCGTGGTCAATCCGTTGATCTGATTGGTGGAGACAAGAGTCGTTGACACTTGTTGCACCGTCAGTAATCCACCATAGGAGTAGGTCATTACCGGGCCGGCTGCCGTGTTGTCCGAGTTCACGGACCACCATGCATGCCCGCCGAGGCCAGCGCCACGGTTGCAGATGTAGTTCGCACCTCCGTCGCCGTTGCCGTTCCAGCCCATGTAAAGGCCTTGCACGTTGTAGCCGACCGGGGCACCTCGAAAGCCGATGCTTTTGATCAGGGCGTCGTACGCGCCACCCTTCATGCCGAGGCTTGTAAGTGCTGAAGCGCCATCAGTAGCGCCGGTCCCGCCCTTTAATACCGGCAGGATGTCGTAGTTCCCGGTGGTGCCCAGCGCAGCGAGCTTCGTGCCGAACTGGTTGACCAGCGCCCGCAGCGCATCGGCAGAATCCTTGACGTATCCCTGCAGCGGGGCCAACGCGTAACCGCCAGCGCCGTTCGATGCGCCCTGATAGTTTGGCGAGATCGACATCGCCGTATCGCTGGCAATGTTTGTGACCTCGTACCAGCCGCCGTCAGGGCCTCGAAAGCCATCGCCTACTCGGCTATTTGCAATGAAGGCCGTGCCACTACCGATGACGGCGTTCGAATTTTGGGTGACGGAAACCGTCCCGGCTTTATACCAAGGCATTTAAAACTCCTAATTTAAAACGCCCTGATTTAGGCGGTAAGTTTTGCACAAAGGAAAGGACGGTGACCTTGATCGGTCCAGGCAGTTGTAGCGAGGCTATAAAGCATTATTTTTGAGTTTGCGTAATCGACGCCGATAGCACAGCCACCGCCATTCGCACCATTGTGGCAATGAAACGCAAATGAGTTGATGGATATGAACTCGCCAACTCCCAGCAACTTGTCGATGCTCCACCTGTAGCGCTGGCCAACGCTTAGTTGCTCGCTGCCCACATATGTCCAGTTACCAGCAGCGAACGTGACGACGACTGGCGGTGCCCCGCTGTCATATACAAGCTCGCCGCCCGGCCCCCAGATACGCATTCCGAAAGACGCTGTCCCCATAGACGCCCACGCGGCAATGAAGTATTGACCGCTCAGCGAGCTCTGGACGTTTGAAGCCTTCATTGCGAAGCCTGTCCAATTGCCAGGCCCGCCTGTGAACCACACCGATATCGGCACCTGAACGATGCCGTTTTGATCAGGCCTGATGAATACCAGCGGCGGGTCAGCGCTAGTTACCGCGCGCGGAAAGGTGACGTTCGCGTTTGTGGTTCCTGAATAACTGCCCTTCGTGAGCACGCAAAGCCGAGGTGTTTCCGAATCAATCTGCACGAAAGAGCTGTCGTTGATGCTTATGACGCCAAAACTCATGTCTTAAACCTCACTGCGAAGCCTTTCGCGACAATGCGAGTCTGGTTGGTGTTGCCCAGATTTGCGGACGGATTGGCCGACCTCAAAACAACTTGACCGGCCGATGTTGTAACGTAGGGGTAGGACTTGGTGTTGCCGGTGGCATCGCCTTCAGCTGACTGAATGTCCTGCGCCCTTGTGGGGATGACCATGAAGACGCAGTTCGCCGGATCAAAGGCAGGTATGCTCAGCGTGATTACCTTTGCCGTTGATCCGGACGTGTCACTGAAATCAATCACCCCCTGCCAAATCACCTGATAAGTGAACGTGGTCGTGTCCATGACCAAGTTCCCGTTTTCGTCCCAAACTCTGGCTCCGTAACTCATACCGCCAAGTTCCCCCATTGATAGCGGAGACGGTTCTGGTCAAAGACTTTGCCGCCTTGACCATTGATGGTCTGACGACCACCGTCACCCAGGCTTGAGTTGATTTCAAAGGTCCCATCGAAGAACAACTTCCACCCAGATACTCCCGGAACATAGTTATTCGATTGAATGGCGTTACCGATCTTGGCGTTGGTTATAGTGCCATCCCCAATCACTGCCGAGTCCATAATCACTTTCCCGCCCTGAACAACGAAAGGAACAATGAGGGTCCCGCTCGACTCATCAAGAATTGCGAAGCGTTGGGCATACGCCAGAATTTGCGACTCCTGCTGCTGCCCTTCGACACCTATGGCCAGTCCGGCCATCACCGTGCGGCCACCAACCGTGGTGGACGTTTTTATGGTTGTAAGCGATGAAACCTTGCCGCCGAGCGCCGACACCGTTTTGGTCGCAGTTTCGGCACTGGCGGTCGCCCCGTTGGCTGTCGACTGCGCAGTGGTCACCTGTTTGGTCAACGCGCCATCGGCGTCTGCCCTGGCACTAGACTCGGCCTGCATTGCGGCCTGTGTAGCCTCCTGGTTAGAGTTGATTGTCGCTGTCAGGTTGGTGATTCGTTGAGCCGTTGCCTCACGATCATTGGCGGTCGTGGTTTCAACGATGCTGATCTTCGACTCATTGTTGCCAACCCGAGCATCCAGCAACGTGGTGCGCTGTGCCTGGGCAAAGTCTTGCTCGGTCCTGACCTTCACTTCCTGCGCATAACTGGCCGTGCTGTCCCATCCCTTGAGAGCATCGAGCAGATCGCCTTCACCGCTGTCGGCCCGGTACTGCGCCTGCACCGCCTGGAGTTGAATGGCGGTCGCCGTGGTCCTGCCGTTCACCGTCTCGATGTTGGCTGTGTTTTTGGAAACCTGATCAGCCTGGGCATTAGCCGACCGGATCGACTGCCCCGTGTTGACCCAGTAAGCCGGGTTCGGCGGACCATTCGATCCGTTGGCCGCCGCTGGCACTGGCGCTATGGCTGTCCAGAGGTTTTCACCCACGCGCACGGTGTTGTCCCGCACGTAGGCATCGGTCGGCACGTAGACCAGAGCGTCGGTGATTTCCCCGATCTCGACCTTCAGCTCTTTCAGGCGCTCATTGACTGAGCCGGGGCCGTCACCAGAGACCAGTTCGATTTCATCCAGCAGCTCCTGCCCGAGCTCCGTCTTCGTGACCTTTCCGGCAAAGGCCGCCAGATAGGCCGACACATCGTTTGATGTCGACGTAGGCACATAAAGGAATGCGCTCTTCCCGTATGCGTTGGTCGAGCGGATGAAGTAGTAATAGTTGGTGTAGAACGCAAGGTCATTGTGAGTGAACGACAGGCCCTGCCCCAGGTACTGCGCCGTGCCCGATGTTGCGTTCGGGTTGGTGCTGAAGAAGTACTCGTAGGTGCCACCGTTCAGCCCGTGGTTGGGGTTCTGCGGGATCAGCACGATGCTGTCGATCGAGGACTGCACCACGCACGACTCAGGGATAGGAGGCCCCTGAATGCTTACCGATATACTCTCCTCGCCAGATCGGGCCATTGGGCCCAGGGCGGCAACACTCATTGTGTATGTGCCTGACGCCAATCCGTTGATGGCAAGCGTGTTGGCCGTCGCGGGCACCGAGCGTGACTGCGCGACACCACCGCCCTGGCGAACCGTTACCACGTACGAGGTGACGATGCCCTGCGGCGGAACCCACGACAGAACGCCCTGCACCACCTCAGCAGCATCGCCAGCCGACCATGCAAGCCCGGTGGGCGAACCAAGCCCGCCGCTTGGCAGGTTGATGAAGCCCAGCGGGTTGTAAGGCTGGCCCACGGCGTCATCAAAGATTGCCGCCTCGTACTGCTTGACCTGAACAGTGCAGCCTTCGTTGTCACCCATCGACCAGTCAGAGACAATGAACTCGCCAAGGATATTCAGTGATGGCAGGTTCACGCGAACGACGCGACCCGGCCGGCAGTTGTAGCCTGAGAAGTTCATAGGCAGGCTGATTGCCCCACCAGCGCGGCGTTGGCGCATGGCGATGTTCGCCAGGCGCTGAGGCTGATAAGCGTCGGTCACATACGAGAAAGTCATCGTCTCGGCAGCTTCGCCGCCGTCTTCAAGAATCCATTCGGAAACGCTGACCTCTGGGTAATCCGTCTCGGTCCAGGACTGCTCGGGATCGATGAACGTGCCGCGCACGGTGTTGATTGCCGAATCGTTCGTCGACTCGGTGCTGCCGGACACAGTGCCGATGATCATGTCTTCGGTGATCTCGAAGTCATACGGGCCGTAGTAGGCGCCTGCCTGGAGCATCCAGCGGCCGCCGACGCGGATCAGCTTGCCAGCGCATGACGCTTCCAGCTTCTGCAACACGCCCGGACGCTGCTCGTCAGCACCAATCACGCAACCGGTACGGTAGCGCTGGCTCACGGAGCCGTCGGCGTTAGTCAGGGCTTCGTCGCAGACGTTGGCCGCACTCGCGAAGGTCTCAAAAATTATCTCGTCGTCCGGAACGTTACAGCGGTTACGCAGGAACCAGAGAATGTGCAGCGCGGTGTTGGCGGTGTAGATGTTGTTGCCGGTTCGCGGGTCGTAAATGTCATTCCGGCCACGTAGCACAAAGCTGGTATCAGGGATGCCAGACGGGAACTTCTCGGCGCTGTACTTCAGGGTAATGCGCACGAACGACAGGCCGCGCCCGATCTGGCTGTCCTTCCAGTCCTGGCAGTTGGCCTTGAGGAATGCGTTCACTTCTGTCGGGTTGACGACCAGCTCATAGCTGGCGAACTCACCGAACGAACCAATCTCTTCCTCGCCGAGGTAGATGTTCTCCAATGCATCGATAGCGCCTTCACATAGCACGTACACAAGGTGGATTTGCTCGCCCTCTGTGAGCGTGCCGGACTGCTCCTGCGCCCAAACCAGCACGCCACCAGTGGACACACGGCCGAGGATGAATCGGATCGGCGCTTTAGACGACCTCACCGTCTGTGCGGACGGCTCGTTGTCGCGAAGGGGTGACTTGGTGTTGAGTTTCTCCTGCTGCGATGCCGCGTAGAAGGCCAGGCCAGCGCCTATCGCAGCGCCCACCGGGCCGCCTTGTACGAAGCCAATCACAGCACCGACGGCGACCTGGGCAATTTTCTTTACGCCACTTGGCATTACTCAACCCTCCACGCCGCCAGCGGCTCACACACAACGCGCGCAACGCCGTCATCGGTCGTCGCCCAATAATCACCGGCCCAGAACACGGCCATGCTGCGACCTGCCGGTGCTTCGTACATCACGACGTCGCCGCGCTGGATGAACGGGACAGCCACCCTTGCAAAGCAGGCGTCCCATGCAGCTTCCAGGCTGCCGTGACGTTTCTTCAGCGCGCGCTTGGCTCCAGCCTCGGTCTTGTAGGTGCCACGGTATTGCTCTGCTGGATCGACACCGCACACGGCGGTCGAGCAGTCGGCAGCGAACAGGCAACAGTCAAATTCGCCCCATGAAAAAGGCCGCCCTTGGGCAGCCTTGATCACGTCGTTCAGACGCGTAGTCCAGTCTCGATGGCGCATAGCTAATTTCCGTAGGTGAAGGTCGGCGCATCCTTGGCAGACCCCCAGTAGATGGGCCATTCGGACATTTGCGCGATTGCGTAGAAGAAGCGGTCGCCCTGGTGCCGGGCGCGATGGTTTTCGTCCGTCCAGCGCTCGGTGCCGGTGCGGCTCCACTCGGCCATGCGGTCTATGACCGGCACGGTGATGGTGTTGCCGTCCTGGCCATTGCCTGCGAACGAGAATTTGGCGGCGTCCATGCGCCCAGAAAACAGGATGTCAGCGGCGTAGTTGCCGGCCTCGTCGAATACCACGAAGATGACCTTGGCCATTCGGCCCCGGCAGCCGCGCACGTTGGTTTCGGAGATGATGTAGGAGTCCAGCCCGCTCAGCGTCAGCTCCACCGACATGGGCGAACCAGAGTTGTCGCTTTCTTTCGATTGGCTGACCTGTCCGAAATTGCCCACGCCTTCGTAAGTAACCCCGTCGACAACCAGCTCACCGGTTCCCGTATGCGCGAAGACCATGCCATCGGCGAAGTCCAGCTGCACGGCGTAGACCGGCATGAACTTGCCAGTGGCGATGATATCCACCACACGCTGACTGAAAGGAAATGCTGCGGGCATCAGAACGCCTCCCTGAATTGCAACGTGCTGGTGGATACCAATGGATCCTGAACGACCTGATGGGTGTCGTCCAAACGGCGCATCTCCGAATAGGGGTTGCGGTACTCGACGTGGGCGCCGACCGCAAGGGTTTTTCGAATGCGCTTGTTGAGCGAAACCTGAACTTTCCCATCCGCGGTAGATCTGGCGTCTTGCACAACCTCGAACATCTCCCCACCTATCGTGATGTAGTCCCCCATCGAAAACACTTTGGCACCGGGTGTCACGCCGCCAATGGTCATGAACGTGGCTTGTGAAAATCCTGACACCACTACGGCAGCACCGATATCGTCCTGCCGAGTTCGGGTGATTGCAGGAATGTTCACCGTTCCATACATACCCTGCAGCCTCCCAATTAAAGAGGTGAGCTCCCGTTCGTCCTCATCAAACAAAACACCGAAGTTCATCGTGCAGAGCCAGTACGCGCCGGGATAGCCAAGGATTTGTTGTGAGTTCGAAAGAATGGAAGTGAATGCGCGGTTGTTGTAAGTGACACCCCATGTTGTTTGCGATGGCTCAAGCGATTCAGGCCAATCAAGCGCCATGACGCCTCCTTATGCTGGTAATCAGGGTTTGATCAGTTGCCGGGCTGGCCCGTTGGTTTTGAAATCGTTAAGAACCATTTGATATGCCGCCTGTGCGCCCTCCTGCGCAGCGCGCCTGACCTCGGCCCTCGATACGGCGTCAGCGTTACCCTGGAAGGTGAAGTGTTGGGTAACGCTTCCCAGCGCGGTCGAGCTCGTCGCGGTACTGGCGCCACCGCCATCACCACCTACCATGCGGACCCCTAAGGAGCCGTCGGCAGCTCGCGTAAGGGGCATGATCGCCTCCGGCCCTGACTCGCCCGCCATGCCGGTCTTGCCGCCAGCCATACCGAAAAGCGTTGGTGTGTTGACGATGGAGTTGGTGAAGGCGGCGCCCTTGGCGAACTTTTGCACGCCGTGATCCCAGACACCGCCATCGGCCTGAAACACCGAGGCAATACCCGATCCCAGGCCACTGCTGGCAAAAGACGACACGGCGCCGACCAGCGCCTTGCGCACCTGGATGCGGATCAAATCATCGACGATGGAGTCAGCCAGGCTTTTGAAAGACAGCTTCCCGGTTTTGACGAACTCAGTCAGAACATCCTCGGCGCCGTCGAACGCGTCAGAAATGAGCGACTGGGTTTGTCCGGCGATATTGGCAACGTCGTCCCGGTAGTTCTGCCACGCAGCGCTCGCACCATTCGACCAATCGCTTTGAGCCTCATTCAACTTCTGCCAGCCGTCCTGCATCGCTTGAACTAGCTTCGGACCGTACTCTTCGGTCAGATCGATCTGTTTCTGTAATTCCCGACGCTGATCATCAGTAGTGGCTTTCGCCAGTTCGGTTCGCAAATCCTTGATCTTGTTGTTGGTGTCCTGCTCCAGCGACAGACGAGCCTGCGCGCGCTCCGCGTCCTTGCTGCCCATGCCGACTGCTGCGGCTGTCTGCTGATAAGACGCGGTAGCAATAGCGAGCTGGCGCTGCAGGTCGGCCTCGTACTTCATGGCTTCAGCCATTCCGCTGGCCGACGCTACGGTCTGGTCATACTGCTGTTGCAGCCACTGCAGACCTTGCCCGTACTCTTCCGTGGAAATCTTCCCGGACTTGTAAAGCAGCCGCAGTTCCTCGGTTTTTTTCGCCTGCTCATCCGCCGCCGCGCTGACCGGATCGAAGCTTTCCTTGAGCTTGGCGTAGGCATCAGCCGCAGTTTTGAGCTGTTGCTCGAGCTTGTTGTGGGCTTCCTTACTTTTTTGCGCTGCCTCGGTCGCAGACTTGTCCGAGTCCTTCTGGATGTCGTAGGCCTTGGCGGTATCGCGAATCTGCTTTGCGAGCGCGCTCTGCGGATCAATCTTGTTTTCGGTTATAAACCGGTCGGCTTCCTCGAGCTTCGTCTTGTCCTTGAGCGAGTGGATCTGCTTTTCCAGCGTCTGCTGGAAGTTCTTGCCGGCATTCTCGGCGGCAATATCGACTTTATTCTTTTCCTTCGTGCTCTCGGTGCTGCCGTCGAGCTGCTTGGTGTACAGCGCCTGGCGTGCCGCCAGCAGGTTGGTATTAACGTCGAGCGTGCTGACCGCTTCGGACTGTTTAACCCAGCCGTCCAGCTGTTTCTGAGGAATGCCAAGCGACTGGCCAACCTTGAGAATCGTGTCGGAAAGCGGTTGTCCCGCCTTCCTGGCTTCGTCCATGCTGCTCGCCAACGCTGCGAACTGTTTGCCACCGGCTTCGCTGGAGCGCGGCCCAATGAGCGCACGCTGCATCGACGTGCGTAGGCCCTCGAATGCATCTGCAGTTTCCTTGGCCGAGTCGCGTTGCTGCTCGGTGACACGCACGAGTGCGCCCTGCTGCTGGTCGCGGGTCAGCTGTGCGAACTCCTTTCGCACTTCTTCGACCGACCGCTTCAGGTCGTTCACGTCCGTGCGGGCGGTCTGGGCATTGGAACCCATGGCCAGGAACGCCACGCCGACGCCGATCGCCAGCGCCGCGATCCCGGCAGGGCCGCCCAGCAGCGCCAGCAGCGATGAACTCGCCCGCGCCAGCACGTTCTTGGCGGCAGCAGCTTGAGTCTGAGCCGCAGCGTTGGCAGTCGTTGCTGCTGTGTCGCGAGCCATCGCCGACGAAGACGCAGCAGTAGCGATCGTCAGGCGCTGG